GGCTCGGGTTTCTTTTCTCCCTTTTCGGGCTTCTTGTCTACCTCGTCCATGTCCATAGCGTCCAGGTAGTCCTGGATGCTGTTTCGCATGGCGATCAGTTTCTTTTTAAATTCCATATCCTTCATAGGGATAACCTCTTTTTGATTAAAAATACACCTATCGTTCTGCGGGTTCCGTGTAAATCGTCATCTCGCAGAATGCATTTTCGGGAAGCACGAACGTCTGCTGACCCGCCTTTATGACGAGTGAACCGCTGTTGTCCTTGCTTGTCCAATAGAGAGCCTTCGTGTAGTTCGGCACGACGGGTAGGATGTGGGGACCCTTTTCAAGCACGGCCTCGCAATGCACGAAGAAAGGGGTACGGGTGACGAGCCACTTGTTGCCCTCGCCCGTCTTGACAGAACCCCAGGAACCCGTGAGCTGTTCACGCACGTCGTCGAAAGTGCTGTTCCTAGATATGATTGCCCTTTTCATTACGCCATTGCTCCCGTACTTTCTGCACGGACGGATGCGAAAGTTAGCACGAGGTCCGTGGGATGGGAATACGTGAGCCTTATCGCCTGCAATCTCCCGTAGCCGAGATTGAACCACTGGACACGATGCCCATAGTCACCCGTACGACCAAGCGAAGCCGAGCGCACGTTAGACCACGTGTTTGTTCCATCGTGGCTCACCTCAAGGAGCATCATCGGCTTCAAGGTATAGTCGTCCCAAGTACCGACGTTGCATTCAACGGAAAGGTACTCTATCACAAATGGTTTCAAGTCCGATGTTATCACGGGACTGATCCTGTGGCGAATCATCGGGAGCCTCGTACCGTCGGGGAAATCCTCGTACCAGTAATCACGGTGGAATCCGCACTCGCAACCGTCAGCGGTAAATACATAGAACCTCTCGTGAAAATATGCCACGGCAGAGGCACGCCACTGAATCTCCGCGCCGCTACGGGAATCGCGGGATATGCGCTGGTGCCACCCGTTGTCAAGTGCGTCGAAAGCCCAAGTCTGTGCGAGGGAGTTCATCTGCAATACCCAGAACTGGTGCTCGCCCACGCTGTAACAGTAGGCATAGGCGGAGTCCGTGGACTCGGAGAGCAATTTTTCGTCGAGCCAATCTTCACTGATCTTTTTAAAATTCGTGCCGGTAGCAGCCATCACGCATTTTCCGTACTGGGCACCGCTTGCAACAAAGTAAAGGGTGTTGCCACAAGAGGCAACGGAGTAGGGTGCCTCAAGACCGAAACTGCTCTGAACAGAGTAGCTTACGCGAATCCATCCGCCGTTCTCGCTCGTGTCCCTCTGCCATATTTCGCAAGATTTAGGACCGAACACATAGAGTAGGTTCTGGCAGGAGTAGATTGCATTGACGGAATCGGAGGAGGAGTACGGGTTCTCGAATTGCTGGACATGGTAATCGTTCTCGAACACGTGCTCGTCGGAGGGCACCGTTTCCTTGAGCACAGTCACGCCATCTTCGTCATAGACGGGGCTGTCTCCGTCCATCTGGTACATCTCTCGGGTGTCAGAAGCAAGAGGATAACTTATCGGGGAGTAGTACACGTATCCGCTACCCGCATCGTTCACCACGATACAGCCTTCCACCACTGATACGAACGTGGGATTGATTGTACCGCCACGTTCCGTGATTCTTTCGGGGAGCTGTATCGGATGGAGTCCGCCACCCTCAAGCAAGTTATAGTAGAAAAGGTTGGCCCCGTCCGCAATCAAGAGGAGTGCTCGGGGACCACCTGTTTCTGCAAAACTGACACGATTGCCGTTGTTCGCAACGTTGCCAATCTTGGTCTTGTTGCCGTTGAGGTCGAATCGGTAGAGGGCGTTGCCCATGACAGCGAACATATCCTCGGTGGAATGAGTCTCTTCAAGACCGATGGTGGAGACATAGCAACCACGGCACTTGCCCCCCACGTTCTCAAGGAGTTGCAGACCCGGCAGGCTCTCCATATAAGTGTTCTTGCCGTTCTTTCCGGGATAGAGATTGACAGAAAGTTCCGCACCTTTTAAAGCCGGGAACTTATCTCTGTAAGAAGAGCCTATGAGATTGGATAGTACCTTTGCTGTAGCCATTACATCCCCACCCCACCAATCATGTCAAAATAGCCATCCAAGAACGAGCCCACTTCATAGGAATCGTTGGAGTCGGGGCGGTTGTTGGCCGTGTTGGTGTCTACGGCTTTCTGCGCCTTCGTGAGTTCAAGGTCCACCCCATCTCTGTAGGAATACAACTTGTACTTCTCTATGAGTTTCTGCTCCGTGGAGTAAAGCACGAGGTTGTAGTAGAGCGAGCTAAGGTAAATCATATCACCCAGCCTGTAATGGGGAAGCTGGCTGTTCACGTACATGCGGAGCTCGCAAGGATAGGTGCCGTTGAGATAGACAATGCCCACCTGCCTTTCATTGCCGCTCGGGGCGATTTCGGAATCCACGCCATAGCAATAGAGATACGGGTAGGAGTAGGTATTTGTCCTGTCCATGAACTGCTTGTTCATCGGGCGGAGCTTCATCCACCGGTTGCCAATCTTGCGGGACACGCCGTCCACGGAATCGGGGGGCTCCACGTTGATTATGTTTGCGGAGGGCTGTTCGCCTTCCTCGAGTTTCTTGAACAAGATGTTGCCCGCTGCCACCCTGTCATACACATGTTGTGTCAAGGACATGTAGCCGTCGGAATTGAGGCTCGTGATGGCTCGGTTGAGGCAGGATTCCGCCTTGCTTGCGAGTTCACCGCTGATAGGAGTCCCGTCATCAACAAGCATGAGGTCTTCACACGCAGTTTGCAATAAGTCGTTTACAGCGAAAGACATAGTTTTATTCCTATAGGTTTTTGTGCACAATATGAAAATACACCAAAGGGTACAAGAAAGCACGGGGCGTGTGGTTAACGCTCCGTGCTTCTTGGTATCTATGTTAGAACCTAGAGTTCGATATAGACGGTCACGGACAGACGCGGGTCCTTAATCATAGAGGCATACGGGAAATCCCAACGGATTGCTTCGGTGCCATTGATAAGGTTGCTTGCAGCCATGGTCTTGACGGAAACGCCACCGAATGTACCCACTGTTTCGGACTTGGTGACCGGGAGGTCGTCGAACTTCGGAGCGGAGTAGGCAAGACCCTTGACCTGACGACACTGACCAATCTGGTACTTCTTGCTGGCAGAGATGCCACTCATGAGACCGAGAGTGAGGGTCACGTCGTCACCACTCAAAGCGGAGGTGATATCGGCAACCGACATCCAAGCATTCGGGTTCTGACCATCATCCGGAGTACCGATACGGATTTCCGGCACGTAGGTCACGGTGGATTCGGTGCCGTCTTCGGCAACGACCACATCCTGGTTGAGGATGATGACATACGGCTGGTTGGTACGTTGTCCAGACTGATCCACAACGTAGAGGCCGGACACGGTGTACGGAACGCCAACCTTGAGAGAGCCAGTGCCCGAACCGGTCATGGAGGTAATCGGCTTGACACCGATGATGTTAGCGTTGGCGTCCTTGATGACTTCTGCGGTCACGGTCGGAGCGGCATCAACGCCAGTGGTGTCGAGGACGGGGAGACCAGCAATGGAGACCTGGGCAGAACCGGAATACTGGCCGAGGTAAGCGTCGCCGTAGATATCCTTCATGATATCACTCGGGATGTAGCGGCTCAAACCACCTTCAGCAATTTTGCCGTTAATAGTTGGGGACATAAAGGTCACGATATCGCCATCCACAGCGAGTTCTTCCAACCTGGAAGCCGCGTCGGTAAGAAGACCGAAACCGATAGTAGAGGTAGCGACAGCCTGGCAGGAACCGTACACGCACTTTTCCATGATGGACTTCTGGATGTCACGGGCGAGTTTGCCTGCACGCGGGTCAAGGACTTCCTTCTTGTAGTCTTCGATATAGAAATCGCGGTCCCAAAGCGACAATTCTACGGAAGTGTTGCGGTTCTGAAGATACGTAGAAACTTCCACTTCCTTGATGGGCTGCGGGGAAGCGACAATGCCGGAGCGAGTCGTGCCCGGATCAGCAAGATAGCCAGTGACCTTACGGCCATACTTGGCACCCTTGAGTTCACCGAAGATGGTATCGTCGGAGTTCTTGATGTAGTCCATCTTGTCTGCCACGGCGGCAGCAAGCATCACGAGCTTTTTCTTGGTAGAAAGAGTATTTGCCATGATAGCAATTCCTTTGTTTAAATTTTGTGAGTTTGTTTGCAATACGGCGACAACGGGGTCTTCCGACTGCGAAAGTTCTGTAATAATCGGGGCGTTACCGATGTGTGCCTAAAAGGGAGTTCAGGAAGCCCAGTTCTACCATCAAGGAAAGGGGGTTTACGGTGCCCAGTTCAACGAAGGGTTATTGCAAGTCACTCTTATCCACAAAATATACACCAACGCAAAGAAAGCCTTACGGGAGTAAGGCTCAACGGCAGATTTTACGAAAATTATATATGAAAAGTGCCACCGCGAGCCCGACTAACCATTGGTTGTTTCTCGCGGTGGCGTTTAACCATTACAAGGAGATAGACTTACGTCTATCCGCCGGGTACCAAAGGACCTTAATAGCTACAAAAAGGAGTTCCTACCCGACATCTTGGAATATAGCAACTTTTGCCTTTTCCGTCTAGTGCCCTCTACGCAGAAAACTACGCATTGCCTTTTCGTCGGAGAAGATATCGGGCTCGGTAGCGTTGCCTCCCTTACCCGGCTTGCCGAGATGTGGCATGGGGGCGGGAGCAGGGGTCGGCTGCGGTGCAGGGGTTGCGCTAGGCTGACCCTTGAGCTCGTTCTCAATCTGGCGGAGTTCATAATACTGATCCATCGGCGTAGAACGTTCGTTGAAGACACGTTCAAACTTGGCTCTGTCGTTGAGGAGTGCCTCAAAGACAACGGGGCCACGAGCGGAGTGGAGCAGGAAATCCGAAGCGACGGGGCAGGCATCAAGAACCTCCCCGAGTCCCTTGCTCATGCAATACTCCACTCTCTTGAGGAAGGTGCTGGAACGTGCCTTGTCTTCTCCAAAGGCAGTGTCCACGTTGGTGAGCCACGCCTGCTGTTCAGCCTGGAGGATTCTGTTCTGTTCGTCCTGCTCGGCTTGCTGCTTTGCACGTTCCTCGGCTTCCTTTGCCGCCTTTTCAGCATCAGCTGCACGTTCGGATTCGTACCTCTGCTTCACGAGATAGTCTATGTAGGCATCGTCGCCACCGGCATCGGCAGGGAAATCGGCGCGGGTCTTTTTAGGTTCGGGCTGCTTGGTTGCCTTCTTGAGTTCCTCGAACTTGGACTCCCAACCTTTCTTCAGGTCTTCAAGTTCACGGGCGTGCTTCTCGCGTTCCTTTGCCAACTGACGCTGGAATGCGAAATGGGCGCGTTCCTCGGGAGTGTATTCGGAGGGGCGCTTCTTGGGAGTCTCTACGGGAGGCTCGGGATTGGGAGTTTCCGCAGGCTGTTCCACGGGCTGTTCCTCGGGCTTCGGGGCATCCTCGTGCTCTTCGGGCTTCGGAGTTTCGGCAGGAGTTTCAGCCGGGGTTTCGGTGTTGGGGGTTTCTGCCGGAGCATTCTGTTCGGCTTCGAGCTCTTCCATTAACTTGTCGTAAGCTTTGGACATGATTTGGTTTCCTTTTTGGTTTAATGTTCAAAATTCTGTGTGTTTACTTTGCCACTCTTGTAGTTTGTACGGACTACCCCGTATAGGTCACGCACTCGGGAGTTGGAATCAAATCCACCGTCGGATGCCGTGACAGTTACTCCCCTCTTGATTGCCCTCGTGTGGTCACGTGCCAGGTTCTTCAATCTGTTCTGCGTAGTTCTAACAAGCAAGCCAACAACGCTCTCGGGCTTTCTCCGCAGGTCTGCACCGTTTAACGCCTCAAGCACGGGAACTAGCAAGTTTGTCTGTGTTTCCGTATCAAGGAAGAGGCTTCTATAATTACAAAATTTAGGATTGCGTAGCAGCAGAAAGGTCGACATGCGTATAATTTGTATTAAAATTTCGCCAAAAACATCTGCAAGTTCAGGCGGGAGGTTACGCTTGCGGTGCAGACGCACGGCAATCACGAAAAGCTCGCAGTCTATGTATAGGCCCCCTGTCATTCGTCCTCCAGCATTGCATGCATTTCGGCTAGAGAGATGGACGAGGTAGAGGCCATCACGGGGTCCTCACGTAGTTCTCTTGCAATAGAAGCGAGCATCAAGGCATCGGCAGGGTCAGGGCTTCGACCTATACGCAAGCGGATATCATCCTTTGGTTCAATAAGCAATCGTCCGAGCCTATCCATAGTGAAATGGGTATTGCAGATTTCTCGCTTGTATTCAGCAACGATTCCATCGTCAATCCACTCGGACGGAGGCACGTCGACGCAGAGACCGCCCCTGTGCATCTCGGCAAGCCTAAAGTACCCGTAGGCTCTCTCGTTCGCATACTGCATACAAGCGGAATCGTCGTGCGGTCGGGCTGCGAACGAAATCTGGTTGACGGGCATAGAATACTTTAGGAGTAGCGTGATACCCTCGCTCCACGCAAGGTCTACGTTGAGGTTGTCTATCTTGCCAACCGCCTGTTGGAATTTCAGAATCCAGTGAGCTACATCCTCGTCCGTAGCGAAACCGAACTCGTGGAATGCAAGGAGTTCGTTTCCACGGATTGCGGCGAACGAGTGCCCATCACGCAGACCCGTATGAGCCATGTCAAGACCGGCGTAGATTCGTTTGTCGGAGAATGGGGGTATGATTCTCGGGAAGTCTTGTAGAGCTATTATGTTGGTTGCACCGTCGCCGATTAGAATCTCGCCCTCTATTTCCTGTCTGCGGAGCTTGTCATCGTAAATGACGGAGGCCATAGAATCTCTCTGCTCGTCAGTCATAAAGACGTTCTCGGACATCTTCGTGCGGAGCAGACGGATTCCGTACTTGGCGGGCTCCACTAGCATCATCTGCCACATGCTCGCCATGTCGGGCGTTCCCGTGGCACGGATTCTTGGTACAATCTTGTTGCCGTAGCAGTCGTTGCCACGTTGACAGGGTGCTACGATTGCAAGGATGGAGGGCTTGGATAACTGAAACTCGTCAAGGTACACCGTGGAGATTTCGGATGCACCACGACCGCTAGAGTTTGAACTCGACGCGTCAAAGGCTACGTAGGAGCCGTAGTAGAAGGTCGCGAACTTTCCGTTGCCGAGGTCGAGCTTCCCCACCTTTAGCTGACCGTTCCATGACCACCTATCCATAAGATTGAACTCACGAAGGAAGTTCTGCAAATGTAGCCATGGGCCACGATAGAACGCTCCGTCGGTCTGTGCAAGGTAAAGGACATTCTTGCCCGCGAGCAAGTCCAGGAGAGCACCGAGGATGGCTACCCAGGACTTGCCACACGAGCGAGAAGCCACGATTGCCACGAATCTATCCGTGGCACGTAAGAAATCCCGCTGGACGGGTAGTAGCGGGATTGTTAGGTTCATTTGACCTCGTTGGTGGCATCAGTGAACGTGAGGTTAAGAGAGTAGTCAGCCTTTACCTTTGATTCGGACTTTGCATCCAAATTAACTCTTTGGATGTTCTCGTCGGAGGAGGCCCAGTCAATGCCTGTAAGTTTTGAGGCTTTCTCCACTATGCCCATAGCCACCTCGTCCTTTTCCTTTAGTGCCTTTATGAACACGGAGTCTATTCCGGCCTCCACGGCAGCGGCAAGGAGCCTACGGCGCATCTCCGCTCTCGCTTTCTTGGCTGCGTTGGCAGATGCAGAGATTGCCTTTGCGGTTTCGGATGTGAACGGGGTGAGGTTTGCAACATTTCCCCTGCCTGATCCTTTAGGTCTGCCGGCCTTGCGTTTAAGGGGAGTCTCCACGGGTACGGTGGTCTCGGGCTGTTCTTGTAAGTTTTCTGTAAGTTTCTCCGTACCCATTACTTTCGTAGCCCCCCTATCAAGTCGGTGAGGGTCACACGGAGGGTTATTTGCTCCCGTAAGATTGCCTGCAAGAGTTGCGGTATATTAGTACAGCGTTCAAACTTTGAGAAGAGGAGGTCGATGTACTCCTCGCGTGCCACGGATTCCGCCTGGACAGCTTGAGCCTTTTCACGGGAATCCACGTAGTCCACGATTTCTTCTGCGGAGATGGGCTTGCCGTCTGTCAGAACCGTTCTCCAGCGCTCCTCGGCTTCCGTGGTAGGTAATTTATTAGATAGTTCAGCTTGAGCCTTTTTCCGTCTTGCGTAGGCTTCTCGCTTGCGGGCGGCGTCTTTTGCCTTGCGTTCTTCTGGGGTCATAGGATACCTCTATGCGTCTATGTACATTATAGCATAGAAATATACTATTTTATCGAATAAAAACGAATATTTATTGAATAAAAATCAAAATAAATCGGATTTTATTGGGGTTTATTCTGATTTTCCGCTTTCTTTCTCCTGTAGTACAGCCTCCCGTAGGAACGCATGTAGGCGAGTTTCTCCTCCCGATGCTCCAGGTAGTAGGCTCGGGAGCGTTCCTTCTGCGGTTCGGGATTGTGCCTATATACAGCTTTCTGGTATGCATTCACGTCGTAGGTATGGATTCCGTGCTTCAGGTTGGGGAAGTCGGACTGCTTTCTGTTACGGCAGTTCTCCGATGGGGTGCAGATTCGCAGGTTGGAGAGGTTGTTGTCGGACTTTAAGCGGTTGACGTGGTCTATCTGCAACCCTTCGGGAATGGGGCCGTTAAATGCCTCCCATAGGACTCGGTGAAGACGGAAGCACTTATGGCCGACCGTAATCTGCTTGTAGCCATAACAGGTGGTAGTCCCGAATGTCCAACGGTTTCGGATATAGACGGCTCCGTCCTCTCGGCATAGGAGGTTCAGCTTGGGATGGACGGCTGTCTTCATCGGGTCACCCCCAGGTTGAGGAGCGTACTGACACGGAGTTCCTTGCCCTTGTAGTCTATGATTTCCTCGCCGTCCACTACGCGTGTGGGTACTCGGTAGAGATGCCCCTTGTACATACGGCAGATGTTCCCGTCGGGGTCCTTTAGGTATCCGGGCATGGAATAGATGGGGATCAGTCGCATTTTGCCTCCTCCTTCTGTGTCGCCCTTGCCTTTCGGATTGCCGAGGGCTTGAGCATTTCCAGCGTACGGAACTCGGGCTTGATAGGTTCGAGCAGTTTGGCGATGCAAGGTTCAAGCCAAACCTGTTTTCCTCCCGCCATAAGGGTAAACTTGTGGGTTTTCCGATATTCTCGGGAGTTCTGCCGGGATTCCTCTCGGTGTGCCTCGTTGTAGGCTTTCATGTATTTCTGGTAGTAACCACCGTTTGAGTCGCTCCAGGCTCTGCTCTTTAGGTATCGTTCTCGGGCTGATTGTCTTGCCATAAGGCCTCCTTGTAATAATCTTTACTATGAAATATAGTACATAACTAGGTCACCGCAGACTTTTCTACACAATGTAAGAAATAAATAATAAAATATGTATTGACAGACGGACTTTTTAATTATATTTTATAGGCATAAGGAACAACCAACCGAGGATACCAATATGAAAACCGAAACTAAACAATGGATTTTCTTCCTGCTCACGCTGGGATTGAGCATAACATTTGCCGTTCTTGCTACGATTGGCATTAGGAGCCTGCTCGGTTGCGTGGAGCCATTTGACCCCATGGAAGATTTCTTGGGCGTATTCATTTTGACGGGGGTATTTTTCGCCCCGATAGCCTACATTATGAACGCAGTATTCGACTTCTTCGGAATATTTTCGGAGGAAGACTCGACAAGCAAGAACCACCATTAAAGGAGAACAACTATGGCTATTGAACTCGACGAACAAGGAAAGCCCGTAGACCCCTACTATTTCCGTTGCGAATACTGCAAGCACCGAGGACCGGTGCAGGTCACCAACTCCAGCGACGGCCCATGCTACGAGTGCTGGTGCCACCTCGACGGCATCCCCGGACCCGTGCACGACCTTTTCGGGAAGGCGTGCGAAAGATGGAAACTTTCCGGCAAGTACGAGAGCGTAAGCAAGAAATAGGCCACCCGTTTTTTGTCGCAGAACACATTTCCCCCATTATTCCTTTCCTTACCCCCGTATCTCTGTATCTCTGTATCTCTCTTATCCCTATTCCTTGTTACCCTATTCCTAGGATTCCCTAGTTACGGGTAAGAATCCTTTGAGGGAGGGAAGCAGATACACTTCGCCCATAGCAGGGCAGAAGTGCATAGCGGGTAGAACCTCGTCGGTCAGTCGCTTCAACACGCAGGATTTCTCCTGCCATCGCTCTACCCGAACCCTTTGGTTCGGACTACCCAGGCGGTCCCCCTGTATGGGTAGGTTTCAAACGACGTTCGTCTAGGGGCGGGCATACCTAACGGGCGTTTTCCCCCGTTGGCATATCGCCGTATCGTGTGCGGGGATGCTGTCCCCCGCTTTCACTTTCATAATCGGATGGTGTCCTAATCCATCCCGCCACTCGGAGGCTCTTCGCCTTTGTCCGTTGGTCGCTGTCGCAGGAATTTCTCGCCCCACTTTGCCACTGTCGGGCTTTACCGACAGGACACAAAAAAAAGAACTCCCGAAAGCCCTTCTACGGTAAAACTTTCGGGAGTCCCACATTGGTAAACTCATCTGTTCCGTAGAAGTATAATCCGTGTAGGGTGCTGTCCATTACCAATGTGGTCAACAACCCTACACGAATAATATAGGCTTTTGGTAGTGATTTGTCAAACGAAAATGCCAAAAATCTTCAATGTAAATAAAAAATAACTTATTTATGCCCACAAAGGTCTAGTCCTTTTTGCTATAATTTCATTATCGGACTGACAATCCTTCCAAGAATAGATTTTTTACATATCGGGCGGTTCTCCTTTGATTGTCAGTCCTATGGAGCAACCGCCCGTTATGTATTTTTAAGGACTGACACCCATGAAGTTCAACACCGGACGAACCTACTACGATTCCGACACCAACGACTACAGGGGAGAGGACACCCCGGACGGAATCTGGCTCAAGAACCACAAGATTTCCGAATCCCCGATAACGCTGACCAACAGAAGGGTCGCTCTCACGGTGGACAAGTTCTACCCCTATGCATACGATATGGGCAACTACGCCACTCTTTCTGCAAAGGTGGACACGGCAAAGCCGATGAAGTCCGTCCGCGTGGAAATCCCGCTCTACGACTACATAGACCGTGAAGCCCTTCCGAGCATGAAGAATGTGCTTGAGAAGGTCAACGCCTACAACATCCGTCTGTTCCGCAGGCTGATGGGCATTCCCGAAGAATACTCCGACAGGCAGTTCCTGGAAAGGCTAGATGTGTACGGGAATGGGATGACCCTCCGGATCACCGGCACGCTCAAGCTCCGTAGGATTGGGGAGAAGCACCTTTTGGACGGCGACATCCTTTCCTACACCAACCCCGGAAAACTCTTCTACCTTGCTGAAATAGAGGGGAAATAGCCATGGCTAAGGATTCGCTAGATTACACGATGTACATGGACTTGGCGAAATGGTTAAGCGGTAGGGTAGAGCCGTTCGTACGGCCACGGAAACGCACTCCTGAGTCATCCTACTATCCCAAGGATATGCAACTACCCGAAGAGGAGCAACGCTTGCTCTGGAACGAGTTCTGCGCCAACTCAAAGGAGGAATTGCTATGACCCCGCTTGAGCGAAATTTCCACCTCTGGGCGTCTAAGGGCGTGTGCGACATCTGCGGGGACCACACCTCGGTGATTTCAGACGTAATGACGATGCAGCGGAGATGCCTCCCCTGTATCGTGAAGGAGAACCTAGAGCGGGAAGAACAGGAGAAGCAGAAGCACCGTGTTCCTTTGGACATAAAGGGGTTTGCCGAAATATGAGAGGCAGGCGAATACCACTAGAGAAGCCCGTGTACCTCTGCGAGGAATGCGGGAGCGAGAAACGAAAGGTCAATGTGGTGGGCGGACGCGTCCTCTGCCACGACTGCACAATTCTAGAACTGCGTAGGCTGGATGCCCTCGATGCGTTCAACAACCTATTCAAGGAGAAACCAACATGCGGAAACTGATGCCGGACCTGCCCGGAGACCTACTGGACTACGAGACGGGCAAGCCATCCGACTACGAGGGAGTAGTAATCCCGATTGAAGACCTCCGTAGCACCACGGTTTTCTGGATGCCGAACGATAAAGACCCCTATGTCAAGGGCCGTGCCTTCCAAAACTTCCTCACAGAACTTGGCAGACAGATATGGCAGTCCGTGAGGGAGACCGTCAACGTAGCAAAGGAGGGCGATGGAGCCCGTATCGTAGTCCACTGGGCTTCAGAGGCCGACGTTAAACCTTTGCCGGAGGAGATTGAAAGATGAAGAGAGGAAGAATGACGAAACAAGGTGATGCCGTATCCAAGGCTCTCCACGAACTTATGTTCACGCCTCTCTGGTACAGGTACAGCACTACGTTCGAGACTGAAATGCCCCTCTACGGGACGGACGTGTCCGACAATACTGTGGACAGCGTTTGCCAGACCGTGTTTGCTGACGAAATCCTCTTGCAGAACATAATGAACGATGCCTACAGACAGATGGGCTACCCGCTTGCTTTCTGCCATCCGTACCAGCTCTTTGCCTCCGCGCCGCACATCTCCACGGAGCCGTGGGCCGGCAGGAACGTGGAGATTTTCGACATCGTGTGCGAATGCCTGCTTGAAACGGCAAAGGTATGCGCGAGCCTCGGTTACTTTGTTCCAGGGAGAAAAAAGGTATGAATCCGCTGGATATACACAATCACTTCAAGCCTAGAGTCGAGGTGAAGGTAAACCCAGAAATCGACTGGAATGACTTTGCCAACATAGATCAGTTCGAGAAGCTGCTACAGCCTCGCTTAGATAATGCGGGCAGGTTAGCTTCAGAGTGGGAACGTTCCGTCCTCCTTGATGCCCTACGCCTCGGCTGCTGGCGAATCTGGCTAGTGCAGACTACGATATGGGGCGAAAACCGCGTGGACACCTACACGAAGGTATTCCCGCCTTGGGAAATCAAGAAAGCGCAAGCGCTTGCCAAAGGCCTCGGGGAGCATATATTGGGCTTGAACCTGAAACGCTGGCTGTTGATGGAAGATGATGAGTTTGTACGTGAGTCCGGGTCGAGCCCGAATTTCGACGTGATGGTAGAGATGCGTAGAATTATGGCAAAACGATGCCAAAGGAAAGTACGGAGGAAGATGCGAAAATGAAAAAAGGCTAGGGCTTATGGCTCCCTAGCCTTTATAGTTCTTGGAGAACTATCGTATAGAAACGACAGCACTTCCCAAATATAATAAAACTACGACTTTTGGCCACGCAAAAATGCAACATCTACCGCTATGGCATTGAGTTTGTCGTATAGTTTGGACAGCTCGTCGTTGAGGGCTTTCCTGTCGGATTCCCTTTCTGCCTCAAGAGTCTTGACCTTTTCCTTGAGTGCCTTCACCTCGTAGATGAGCCACGCAATTATCAAGGCGCACGGGACACCTACGGCGGAACTGATTGTTGTTAATGTGTCTAGCATTATACCCTCCTAGAGAAAGCGCCACGCGTCTATTGCCGCCTTGCAGTGCGGACAGCAGGTTTGTGCCACTAGCGGTCTATACGTAATCCTATTGTAGTCTACCCCGTCCACCACCCGTTCGTGTGGAGGGACGGCTAGGCAACCCGTCTGGTGTCCGGCTGGATTCACGAATGCACACAGCGTGAAGCCGTGCGTGGCACCGTCCGGGTTCTCCTTTTCGTACCCTATTACCTTGTACGGAATGCCGTTGGTCTTGCAGTACGATTCCTTCTCCTCGCGTTCTATCTTGTCCACGATAAGGTAGACATCGTAGTTCTTGGGCGGTTCTTCCAGGCGGTGGTATGCAGCCACGATGGTAGTGTTGGGCAAGTGCTCCAGGTCTCCGGAGCCGTTTGTCTTCACTAGCACGCGGTAGCCGTGACCATCAAGCCAGCGCATCAGTTCCTTGATTCCCGGATAGATGCTCGGCTCTCCGCCAGTAAGTTCTATCACCCACATGTCCGGTCTTACGTTGTTCTCAATCCAAGGAATGAGGGTGGCGTTATCCAGAGGCCAACGGGGTTCGTCGCTGTTGCGCCACTTGCCCATGGGGCAATGCCAGCAGTGAAAGTTGCAACGATTCGTTAGACTGATCTGGAGAAAGTTCATACTAGAACCTGTGCACGGTGTAGCGGTTCCCGATGACCTCTACTTGGTACTGCGGAGAACCGGAGAAGCCGACCAACGTCTCCGTCTTGTCCTGGAAATCCACGAACGGCTGGCCTTGCGGGCCGTTCGGGTTGTAGAACGGGAAGTGGAATATCTCGGCATCGCACCCCTGGACGCTCACGTTGCATGAACCGGAACTGTTAGTGCAATCAAACACCACCACGTAATCGTACTCCTCGTTGAGTCCGAGGGTCGGTGCCTCTATGGTCACGGAGCAGATATCCCCGTTATGATTCTGTACTGCAACATGGTTCACGGCATAGTTCTGTATGCCTCGCACGTGGTAATGGTCGCCGTCATCCGTGTTGTAGAAATAGAGTT